TCCTTGAAGTTGAAGTTCCGGGGCTCTACCTCGTTATAGACCCGCCAGCACTCATCCTGGTCACGCCGAATATCCCTCATGCTGTCCGTAGAAACCTTAACGCAATCATCAAGGAATCTGACGTAGTGAACCTCGTCTTCAGCGACGTAAGCCCTGGCGGCCGCTGTTCTTTCAGCGAGTTCCTTATTGTCGATTGCGAGTTGGACAGCCATTAGGGGAACCTCTCCTTTTCGACGAGATCACCCATTATTTGCCCCCAATGGGTTCTTTGGAGAAGCCGGAGTTATCGACGTTCTGGTAATACGGATTGCCCTTGTTCATCGCCTTCTCCCGGGCCTCGTAGGCTGCCTGGGCAGCGTTCGGGTTCGGTTGGGCGGCCTGGGGGGGAGGCACCCCGGGCTGATTGGGAGTCAAGGCGGTATTGATCTTCTTGACGAAGTTCGGGGTCACCGCGTCCACGACCGCTTCTCTGGCGCTGTCAATGGTTCCCATAGCTTAGAACCTCATCTTTTTGACGGGTTTGCCGACGTTCTTGACCGGCATGAGCTTCTTCTTGGCCGGCGCCGGAGGCCCTGACATTGGGCCAGGCATCGCCATCGGCCGGGGAGCCGCCACCTTCTTCGGTAGCCCAGCCGGAATCGGGCCGGCGAAGTCGCCCATTTTACCCGGAGGCATGGACTTCGCAATCTGGGCGGAAGGTGTCCCAGGCATCGGGGCGACGTCCCCTTTCTGGATAGCGTTCGCCAGATTCATGGCGACACCCTGGTTTTTGCTAACGATTGGCATGGTCGTTCTCCCTAAATTGATGGAGGTCATGGCCTGGAATCGAACCGGCAACCCCCTGCTTACAAGGCAGGCGCTCTACCATTTGAGCTACATGACCCTTGCTGGTAGCAGGTGTTGTCGTTCGATCACTCATTTCTTGCCCCATATCCGTTCCCATCCTTCCCGGAAAGCGTCAGTCGAGTGCAGCGGGATTGTTTCCCCCGTGGGGCTTGGGGGGGCGTCGTTATGCCCTCCTGGGGGGCGATATTCCTCGTTGGTCAGCACGTTTTTGTAGCCCTCACTCGGGCGACAATGCTTCCCGTTGCTGAATAAAACTGGCATCCAGCCTCTATGACCGCTGGTGGGAAGTCCAAAACTGGTTCCCCGGCCATAAGGGCCAGCAGCCCGGGAGATCTTCTCGGTCATGGAAATTTCTCCGTCTTGATTGGTTCGCCCACATAGGTCAATTCTCGATACCCGACTGGCACTTCTTTCTCTGGCGGGTGCGAATATATTCTCCCATCCGGGGCCGAATACATCTTGTTCCCCACTTCTCGCTCGCCCCGAACCCCAAGATTGAAGGTCGGGTGATCGACGCTCTTGAGCATCAGCCCTTCCTTGGGGCCGCTGGAAACTCGACTCTGCCAATGACCTTGATTGGGGCCGGGGGCCGTCTGGGGCCCCATGCCAGCCTCCCGGGCCGACTCATAATCGTAGAGGGGATTCTCGGTGAAAGATTTAGCCATCAGGGCTTTTCCTTCGTCAATCCCGAGTTGTCCACGTTCAGAGCCTTGTCCTTGTATGTTTTGAAATCTGGGGGATTGTACCATTCCCCTGCCATTTCTTTCTGAACCGCTTTAACGTCGTCATCAGACTTTACCCAGCCCTTTTGAAGCTGGACTTTGAATTCTTCGTGCCGTTTATCCCGACGGGGTTGATATTTTTCTTCCTGATCTTTGGTCATCGCCTTAGATGCAGCCAATGTCGCTTGGGCATCCTTAATCTCTCCGGCTATATCGTCAGCCATTTGACCCTCCTACCGCATAAGATTGAGCCCTTTTCTTGGTTTTGAGGGCTCCGGCACGATACGCTGCTATGTCTTTTCTCCGGGAAGAAGGCCGGAGCACGGCGCAGCCATTGGCAAACGCATCCCCCACATGGGAGGCCGAGTCCTTCTTCGGTTTCTCCCGGCTCCGGTTCCCGGAATTGTCCACGGGATAGTGCCAGGCGCCATTAAGAGCCCGATCCAGAAGACGAGCTCCCCCAGGATCAAGCTGCACCGACGGCATCCCCTGAATCAGCCCGTGGGTTTCAAACATATCGTCCAATCCCTGTTTGACCATCTTCCAGGTGGACGGGCCCGGCTCGAACCGAGTCTGAAAAGCCCTCTGGATGACCATCTTGGCGCTTTCTTCCACGTTGCTTTGATCCCGCAGGGTCATGGTGAAGTCGCCAATGTCCCGCCAGCTTCGAGCTTTCCCCTTCCACCTGGGGGAATTCAGAAGGGGGTTTACCTGGGTACTGATAAGGGTGCGAATGTCGGAATTGCCTTCGATCAGACAGACGTTGTAGATGATGAGCCGGCCAATCGTGGTGATTTGCCCCAGGACGCAGCAAGGAGAGCCCCAGGAGTCCCAGAGCCGCACCGATTCCAGGCCCAGAACGGGCTCCGCCGGGAAAGGCAGAAGGTGAATATCCCGTTTGTAGTAGGGAGTGACCTTCTCCCCCTGGTAGATGACGGCGAATTCGCCCTTGACGTACCGGGCATATTCCGCCGGGGAGTTCTGGTACATCTTCATGGCCGCCTGGCGGGATTCCTGCTTCAGCTTCGCGTTCTCGCCATAGGGGACGTGCCATACTTGCTTCTGAATCAAGGGAAATTCTGGGTCATAGTCGGGCTCAAGGATGAATTCCTTGAACGTCCAATGCCCCTCGTCGGCGGGGTTCATGTCCACCAGCAGCCTTCCAGGTGTTCCTGTGTGCCGGACGGCCCGGATCACGGCGTTCCGGTAAACGTCCACGGAGAGGCCGGCGTTGCACTTGTCGGCAATCGGGGCCGGTTCATTCAGCCAGATCAGGGTGTAGGCGGATGAACCCTGCAGCTTGCCCAGGCTCGCCGGGTCGTCGATCCCGAACAGATCCACTTCGATCCGGGGATTGCTGAAGATGGTGAGTTCCTTGTATTCGTTCTTGAAGCGGTAGGCAAAGGGGGCGTTCTGAAAAAATTCCTGAATTGACGGGACGATGGAGAGCTTGATGTTCTCCAAGGTATCCCGCACTATGGCACATCTTATTGGGACGCCACACCTTTTTGCGTGTCCGATCATGGCGCCGATGCAGCCGAATGTCTTCCCCTCCCCCAAGGGGGCAATAAGAATGGTGATAACCTTCGTCGAATTGATGAAGTCTTTTATGGTGGGGGAGAAGTCGAAGTCGAGAGCCTGGTTCATACTTCGGGCGATAGCACAAAAAAATGGCCCCGGCAAGCAATTAATTTTTCTTGACTATCTGGTTTTGTTTGAATTATTATCATTTTTGTTATAGGTTGATTGGAAAATATTTAGCCAGAATAAAAATGAGGAAATCGTGAAATTTCAGAGCGGAGAGAATCACCCGAACTGGAAAGGAGGGCCAGATTTAACGACCCGAAGCGGTCTATCGGCCTCAAGCGAATGGAAGATAATCAGGGCGGAGGTCTTCGAGAGGGATAATTATCAATGTCAGCGATGTGGTGCTGTCGATCTCAGGTTATGGTGCCACCACATTATCCCTATGGAATGGGGCCTCTGGACTTCCAAACCTGAATACTGCCGTTCTCTATGTAGCAAGTGTCATGGCTGGGTGCATAGCATCCATAATTTCAACCTTGAATTTCTTGCCTGCCCCATTGAGGATAAGGTCTATGACCCAAGATTATATAAATTGTTTGCGGAAAATAGTCGTGGTGGGGAACGCCCATTATCTGAGCTTGCCCATTAAATTTGTGAAGCGGCATGGCCTCAAGAAGGGGGATAAGCTGCTGGTTCATGGAAGGGACGCCCTCCATGTTCAAATAATCAAAGAGGAACCAGCCCCCGATCCTGGGCTAGCCACTCCGGCATCTTAACTTCATCGACAAATGGATCCGTCTTCTCCACGGTGATGAGCTTCTTTGGAAGGAGAACCGTGTCGAAAGCCTGCTGCCGGCCTTCCCAAAGGAAGACCACGGCCCCGCCCCCGGGAGTGTCCCGCAGCACCCAGCCCTTCACGATGACGTCAGCCATGATATGCGTCCTTTAAGCCCCGAATGATCCAATATTCGCCTTCCCCGATCCAGGGGCTCACGCCCCAAATAATGTCAAAAGCCGGGCAGTAAAGAATATATTTCCCGTTGCAGAGCGACATTAATAGCCTCTCCGTTCTTTAGAAACGATGGCGCCACCTGGGCCAAACCTCAAGGTTGGTAACACCCATGCGTTCCCGCTGATTTTGCGCTCTGCCACCATCCGGCAGGGGTCAGAACAGCAAAACACCATGTCTTCAAAACACGCTTCGGAGTGGGCCAGGCTCCCGTAATAGCTCCAATTCTTGTCCCAAAAACCTTGTTTTCCGCAAACAGTACAGGTATAAGCGCGTCGTGCCGGCATATTCACCCCAGGGGTTAAGGGTTCCAGGGAGATAGGTATATATACTATCTCCCGGAACCCTTATGGTTTAAGGTTTATTCCGAAATTGCGGAGGGAGAGTCGGCACAACGGCGATCCGGGGCTTCTCCTGCATCGCCGCCAGAGCCCGGCTCATTTGCATCCGCACGACCCGGGCCAGGGTTTGGAGCCCGGCGCCGGCCAAGTCCAGGGCCAGGGGAAGGTCAACCGTCTGAGTCACCGGATCCAGAAGGGGAAACTGAACGGCGATCCGGCCGTCTTTGGTCTTAATGACAGCGAATTGGGTAGCCACATCTTCCTTTGAGATCGGAGTAGAGTCCGACTGAATAGGGTTTTCAGCTTCGGGTTTAGGCCCACCTTCCATAACCGCCTCTGCCACTTCCGGGTCTTTAAGGCCATCGTTCTGCATCACTCGTTCCTCGCTATGGCCGCGTTGGCCCACATATTACATTCTTCCAGCTTCGTGAGGGCCAGGGCGCGCTCACGGGAGCCAGGACAGGCCTCCATGATCTTGTGCGCCAGGGACTTCATTTCTTCCCGCAGATAGACGTACCGCGAAACCTGATCGTCTTTCGTGGGGTGATAGGTGAACCTGTGGTCAATCTCCGCATAGTTTTCGGGCATACGCTTTCTCCTTTGCTTGGGTAATGGCTTCGGCAGGGTCTTCCCCTTACCGATAGCTTTCACGGTTGTAAGGCCGGGCTGTCCTGAAGGCTCTCGAAGGGGAATTTACCCTTGATTTCCATCATAAAAAACTTCCCTTGGGACGGAGCGGTGCGAAATTCGTCCCAAAACTGCTCGGTAACGCCCGAATAGGCGTATTTACCGCCCTTTTTGAACTCCACGGTCAACTTCTGGGTGTCCGGGTCGTAGTCAATGGCCCGGATGAGGCTTGATTTTACTGGAATCACGTTAATCCCTCCATTTCTGAGAAGTATTCCAACACGGCCGGTTTATGTTCCAGAATCAGGGCAAACCATGGCTATCGNNNCCNGAACCCGAAATTCGTCCTCAGTTCCTGAAAAATGACCCTCATAGGTGAATTTCAGATTGCCACCGACCCTCTCGAACCGATAACCGAGAGTTACCAGTTCGGTCACAGCTTTGATCCCGGGGTTCATTTCTAAAGCGGCGTCAATTTCCAAATAAACCTTCTGATTAAGCAACGCTTGATTAATGAGGGCCTTGCGTTGGCCGCTTTCAATCTGCTGAGTCACCGTCGGGATAAAATCACCCACATATTTTGTCCAACGAGTTTACCTTCGTGGAGTCCTGGTTCCCAGACAATTTCAGGCGGTTCGTTTTCGTTTTTCATAGGGGCCCCGGCTTCAAATCGCCCTTCAGATACAGGGGGTGCCGCGGCTGGCCCACCTGGGTCATGTCGCCCAGCCGCATGAGCTTCACCCCGGCGTCCTCAAGCAGCCGGATCACCGTCCATCCGCGGCTCAAGAGCGCCCCGTGGTTCCCCCAGCAGGCTATCACCAGGCTGGAATCCTCCACGGCCTTGAGAATGTAGTCGTCGTTCCAGGGGCCCACAGGGTCTTTCGCCCGATAGAGAGCAAGAGGATCCGTGCTTCGGAGCGCGAAGATGTTGAGCATGAACATGGCATTGAAGCCCCAGGTTTTCGCAAAATTGATGCACCGGCGTACCGTCGGGTCGTCCTGGGTTTCATCCGCCGTAGAGGG